TATATCAGCTATTCTATCTTGTATCTGTTTTGATACAGTACCTAATTCTACGTCACCAATTCTCTCTGTACCTGCAATAGTTCTTAAACCGTCTGGTGCTAGATAGATCAAGTCACCACCTAATTCCTGAATGCTTTTACCATCAACACATCCTATCTTTCTAGTAACAGGAACAACTACAAAATCTGAACTTGATGTTCCTGATATTTTAAATATTCTATCTTCACCAAATATAAATAATTCTTCACGGAAAACTTTTAGACCTACTATAGTTGTATCTACTTTTATTGTTCCGCCACCTGTATCAAAATCATCTTCTGTAAAAGGACCTGAAAATTGTACAGTAGATACAGCATTAGACATGCCTGCATAGAACATATGATTTTTAAATGATGATACAAATTTAGGATTAGTAGGTGCTGTTCCTCCACCTGTAGCATTTATAACATCTACATTAAAACTAGTATCTATACTAAAAGCTGCATCTCCGCCTGTAGCTATCATTATTTTTTCTGTTCCGTTATAATTATATCTTTCAAAGTCATAACGATTAGCTGTGCTTTTGCCTGTAACTACAGATGTCCAACTACCTGTTGTGCCTGCACGAGATATTGTCCCACCACGAGCTGCTAAAACTACATCATTAAATATAGCAACCATATCTACAATCTCACTAGATGATGATACTTGAGGTACTATATTACTATTATATTTTGTAGTGCCTAGTATTTTTTTATATCCGCCTGCTATATCAGGTTCAAAATTTGTTAGTTGTAAAGCCTCTCCGGGTCTCATTGAGAATACATCTTTGTTTAAAACTAAACCTCCAAAACAACTTACAACTGTAGGTGCAATTTGAGATGTATTTGGCATTACATTATTCCTTTACCATAGTATCTTAAGTTAACTCTTTCGTCTCTCATATACTCTTCTTTAGTAACTAGATCTGCTCGTAATCTTTTCATACCATCTTTAAATTCTTTCTGTGCAATCATTGCGTGTTCAGGATCAGATCTAAGATTATATGCGTAGTATCTTGCTCTTGTGACTATTAAATCAGCGTATCTATCATCCAAATCAGGAGTATCTCCAGAAGAAGATAACTCAGTATGTTTCTTAAAATATTCATATACAATTGAATAATCACTCCTATCAGGTACAGGTGTTAAACCTAATTTACCACTTTGTGTTTTATATACATATTTAGGCTCACCTTGTACTGAACTTAAATTTGTTTTATCTCTTTCTGCATACTGTCTAATGTAGTCATCATAAGAGATATATCGTAATCTTTTAGGGCTTATGTTTCTAGACACTCTAACATAATCTATATCCATGTTAGTCGCTGTGCTAGGATTATTTAAAGTTACAAATGTAGTTTGTGCAGTTGCTGTAAAGGTTGTATCTAATACTTCACCTTCACCAAAATCAGTTACAGTTAATGTTGTATTTAAATTTTGAGTACCTTCTGCTGCAGTTCCTACTTGTACTTTAAGTGCTTGTCCTGTACTATTAGAATCAAATGCTCTTACTTGTAATCTGTATTCTGTATTTACTCTAGTGCTAAATGATTGATGAGCTGCAAAATCATTTAATCTTAGTCGCCCATTACCACCACTATTATAAGCTACACTGCCTGCTCCTGCTATTGTAGTCCAACTATTTATGTTAGATGTAAATTCACCATTAGTGATTAATTCTTTTGGCTTTAAATAAAGTGTATCCCAATCTATTTTACGCCACTGTATATCTCCTGTTTGTGGAGAGTCTGTAGTAGGCAAAGTATATTCTCTTTGTCCTGCATTTGTATCTTGAAAAGTTTCTTTATGAAGACTAGGCAGTTCTTCTACCTCATTATAGATATCATGTAACGCTCTGTTAATAAAGTTTTTAACTGATGTTTGTATACCTCTACTACTAGAAAAATTTGCAGAAGTAAGTTCTACTTCATTCAAATCATTTAAAACTCTATTTGCTAATACTAAGTACGTTGCCATTATCTAGTAAATATTATTGCCTCCAATTTGGTATTTAATTCTTTTATCTGTTGTTCTAGCTTATCAATTTTATCAGAACAATTGCATTTATCTTTTTGTTCTTGTTGTAATATTTCTTCTTTTGTTTCAGTATCTGTTTTATTCCAAGTTGCCATATTTGTAAAAGGGGAGCATACGCTCCCCCCCTTTTTATATTATTATGATGAGTTTGAAGCAGTTTCGTCTGAACCGCTTACATCACACATTACTGCCCATACTCTGATTTTACTTGCGTTATCAGTTGCACCTAACACTTTGACATCAATTGTGTCTGCAGAGCCATATACATGACCTACGTTTGATGCGTTAGCTACTTGAGCACCGTGACCAGTAGATGTGGAATCTAATCCATCTATGTATCTATCTACGTCACCACCATCACCTAAATCAAGTGTTACACTTGAAGGTGAAGCTGTTAGTACTTCAAGTCCTGCGTTGATAACAAGAGTTTCAGCAGGTACATTTAACATTTGTACTACATCATTAGCTGCTGGATCGAAAAGTGAAAAGTCCACTGTATTTTCTACCCAGTAAGGCTTCCTTCTAGTAGAAGGATGACCTGCGGTACCGCCAGTTGTTTTATCGACTGTTGCCATTAGTTATTCCTCCTATTAGTCAATTAATAAGTGTCTGACCATTAGTGCTTCTGTACGAAGTACTTTTCTGCCGAACACATGCAGACCTCTTACAATATCAGCGAATGAGTCAGGGTCTCTTACTACTTCTGTTTTTGCAATTGCATTAGCAGTAGCAGTTGAAGACATGTGACCAAACAATACTTTAAAGTAGTTTGCTGTTGAAGAAGCTGCAAAGTTATTAGTCATATAACATCTGAAACCCTGGATTAAACCATCCATTACTCTACCATTTCGTAGAGGGGATGCTGCATCTCCAGTGACAGATGCGTCTAGTAGTTTTGATGATGAACTTGCTAGAGCCTCGTAGAACTCAGGGCTAGCTAAGAACCATCTGTTCTCAAAAGGTACATCGTTTCCGTGTAATCTTTTAGATGCGTTTGCCATGATTTCTAATGGGTCTGTTTCGGATGAACCAAAACCAGTGTCAGTACCTGAACCATCGGAACCGATAGTTGTGCCTGCACCTGATACCATTGCTGCTATAACGTTTTCATCGTATGCATCTTTTAGAGCATATGCTCCAGAAGATGTTGCCAAAGCCTCGAAGTTTACATGAGATTGTCTTTCTTCGATATCGTCAACTTTAAAAGCGAACGCATTAGCTTGGTCTACAGTAAGCTGTAGTTGATCATCAGCCAAGTTTTGGATGTTAATCTGTCCACCTCTTGTGTATGAACTTACGCTAATTGTTGGTTCTTTAATAATGTTAACAGTATCTCCGTAGGCTTCAATCTCTCCTGCATAGTCTGTATTAGTAATATCTTCTACGACTGATGCGGTTCTAAAGAACTTCTGGACTTTTTGGCTATAGATAATAGGTAAAAAATTACCTGAAGGTAGGTTATCGTAACCTGCCGATTTTGATATTGCCATAATAATCCTCCTATAAGATTGTTAAAGATTAGCCATTAACTATTCTACCTTCTTTTCTAGCAAGATCTATTTCCTTCTCATATTTTTCAAACTGAGCAGGTTTCATTTTACTAATCTCACTCACCTTCCAAACTTTCTTAGTACTAGCGTCTACATCTTTTTTACTTGTAGAGGTTACTGACTTAGATGCTTCTAATTTAGAATTAGTTTTTTGCTTGGTAATATTCTTATCTGATTTGTATAAGTCTATTGCCCTAGCTGCTAATCTAGCATTAGTAGTATTACTGTATAACCACCCTTTAATAACTTCATCTTGTTCTTCTACCCACTTATGAAAGTCTTCACTTTTTCTAAGATCTTGGTAGTCAGGATGTAGTTTAGCTAATTCGACTTCTGCCTTTTCTTGTTTGACTGCTATTTGTTCAGTCTCCAAAGTTTTTAATTCGGCTTCTACCTTTTTAGCTTTTTCTTCCGCTTTGGTATAAGCAATGGTTTCAATAATATCATAAACGTCTGGATACTTTTGTCTCCATGCATCTACCTCATCTTTAGTTTTAGGTAAGTTAATTTTGTCAGCATTCTCTTTTATCTGAGATTTTAGTGACTCAAGTTCTTCTTTGTGTTTTACTAAAGTAGAATCGTAATGTCGTTTAAGATCATCGTATCGTTTCTTAAACACTTTCTCTTCAGCATCTACAGGGCGTTCTTCAGTGGGAGTGGCATCTTCATCAGATGTGTCCTCTGAAACGGTAGCTGTATCGTCTGTTTCATCCTTATCTAAATCTTTTTTATATTTATTTCTATAAGGTGTAGGCTCGAGAAGAGCCTCGGTTGTTTGATCCTGTTCTTGGATCTCTTGGTTGTTTTCTTCCATTTTATCTCCTTTGGGTGCTGTGGAAGAACAGGTCGCCCTTTTCTTTTTTTAACTGGGGCTACGACTAAGCAGTCATAGGTGGCCTGTCCATTGTTGGTGATCCTAATCCACCTTCAGGTGGAGTAGGTCTTTCTGTCATCGCTGATGCAGAAACTGGTTGATTATTTTGAGTCATGTCTTGTATGAACTCTTTCATAGATCCTTCTACACTTTCTGAAGGATATCTATTACTAATAACCGAAACTGGTATTACTATTACAGGTTCTTTCGGACCTTTATCTTGTACTGCAGATATATCTACACCTTTTGATTGTAGTGCTCTTTTTACATCTGCTGTTAAATGCATATCTAATACAGCATCATCCATTGATACTGTTTGACCTTGAGCCATATTATTTTGTGGCATACCACCCTGTGGGGGAGTTGCCATTGGGTCGTTCATCATTCCGTTTGCCATTTTATTTACCTCTTGTAGCTAGTTTTGTTCCAAGTTTTTCAGCAGCTTGTGTTGCTCTACTTCTTGCAGAAGAAAAACCAGGTGGTCCAGAAGCACCTGTTCCTTTTTTAACACCTCTAGGTGTGTATGTTGCTCCTGCTTGATATCCTGAACCCACTCCTCTAGTTCCTCTGATTTGTTCGGGTGTAGGATAAGATGCTCCTGCTTGATATCCTGAACCGGGTTCCCCAGTTCCTCTAATCTCTTTTAGTGTAGGTGGGGGAGTATCATCTTCATCATCCTTTTCATCAGGTTCAGAATACCCTACACTTGCATTTGTATCTCCTGTTGCAGGCTGTCTAAGAAACTCTGTATACTTTCTTTCATCTTTTTTTATTTCATTAGCTATATCATTAGGATTAGTAACTCCTGACTGTATAAGTTTGTTTACTTCTGCTTGATTTAGTCTTTTACCATTAAAGAAATAAGAATTTCCAAAAGTTTCAAATCCCTGATTTGTTAACTTATTAGGTTTAAATTTATTTTCAGATTTCATCATCTCATCAAATATTATACCTACATCAGTAGATCCAAGTATTTTCATATCTTCTTTTTTAATGTTCATATTTTCAAGATAATTTTTATAATAATTATTAGTATCTTCTAATCCAAAATAACCTGGTGTATTTGCTAATACATTACCTTCAGGCACTCCGGGATTCATAACTTTTGTTTTCATTACATCATGAACTGTTCGAAGGTTTATAAATTTTTTACCGTCTTCTCCTTCAACTAGCATGCCTGCTCTTTTTAATTCTGATTCATCTATAACATTATCTATAAACTCTATAGCAGCTACTCCCGGAATAAATGCTTTTGCTAGTTGCCCTAATGTAGTCTCATTAGGATTAGAATTATATTCTACTAAATTAGTTTTAGAATCATAAGTATTAAAATCTATTTTACCTTCATTCTTTAATTCAAAGAATGATTCTATAGATTCTTTATTATCTTCATAAGGATTACGCTTTGGTGGTTCAGGGGTATCTCTATCTTTATCACCTTGTTGTATAGGCTCTATTCTTTCACAGGTAGAACTGCCATCAGGTAAAGTTACAAGCTGATATCCTGCAGGACACGGATCTCCATTATTTTGATCGTCCTGATCATCTTGATCATCTTGATTATCACTTCCATATTGAAACTGAGGATCTGAAGTAGAAAATGTAGATGTGTCTATAAAAGTTTGTGCTACGTTTACATATGACCATTGTTGTGTTTCAGGATCATATTGTAATTGCATATTATTACCTGTATATTGCGATGTCATTTATTTAAGCTGTTCCCTCATCTTCAGGAGTTCCTGTAGCGAAGCCACCCTCCCCTGGAGTCGGTACACCTCCTGTACCGATGTTGCCACCACCAACGCCTGTAATGTCAGTTGGATTCGCTCCTGCAGGAGTTCCTCCACTAGAGGCCATTGGGGACTGTTGATTATTGCTTTCAGTTTGTTTGTTACCATTTGCCATTCCCATTATTTTTGCAAAGATCGCTGCTCGTTCAGGATCGTTAATTAATTTTTCAGGTTCAATATCTAGAGACTTTGCAATCTCTGATAAGATAGAGTGCCATCTAACAAATGGAGCCAAGTTTTGATTAGAAGCAACTTGTAAGAAAGTTAGTAGTCTTTGAGATCTAACTTCTTTCTGCATTAGAGATGATGTACCTCTAGCTTTAATATCTAGATCTCCCTTTACTTCAGGAGAGTTATCATTAAACTGCATGTTCCATGCAAATAATGTTTCACCTAAAGGTCTTAGTAAGAAGTCGTCAATATTTTTTATAACTGTTTTTATACTTAATGCTGCAGCTCCCATTAACATTGACATGCCTGCTGCAGTTCTTGTTGTGCTTTGTACTCCTGTTGTACCGTGAGAGTAAGAAGGAATACCTGTAGCTTCATCTGCTAGCTGTCTAAACTTATCAAACATCATTAAGTTCTCTTGTGATGTGTTTGGAAATTTAACACCATGAATAGCTTGACCGGGCATACCACTTTGTCTTCTAAATATCTTACCAGGAAATACTTTCATATCTTGACCTGGTACTAGCATTGTTTCATCTATATCAAATACGAGATTGCCTGCTAGTGCTAAGTTATCAATCGCCATTCTTGCATGACCATTCATAATGGTTTGTGAGTCATCCATATTTTCTGGAATACCTACACCAAAGAACTGATAAGGATTAATTTCGTAAGGGCATACTAGATAAGGTAGTCTTGTAGGTGTAAAAGGATTTAAAACTAATCTGATAATCTCTCCATTACATACCCAACAGTTAACTTGAATCTCATCAAGTTCATCACTATCATCATCTAATTCTATTCCTGCTTCTCTTGCTAGTTCAGTATCTAGAGTTCCCCAATATTCTAAGATCTCATATCTATTTTTATTAAGTTCATCTGTAGATTCTCTGTCTTGTAGAGAAGATTCATATCCTCTTGGTTCATACGAAGGACCCATAGATAAAGAATTTTTTATCGCTTCTTTTCTAAAGTAAGGTCTGTTCATTAGATCTCTAACCTGACTTCTTGTATAAACATGTCGTTGTATGACATACTCAGCATCTTCTATTCTTGTTGCATCAGGATCGGGGTAAAAATCCCAACAAGATACTGATTCTATTTTTGGAACTAAACGTACTCTTGGAGAATAAGTTGTTGCTCCTGTGTCAGGGTCTTTAACCCAATTGTGTTTAGCTTGTTCATAACTAAATGGACCTTTGATAATACCTGTTCCTAATAATGCAGATTCAAATAATGTATGTCTTAAAACTGATACAGCACTAGACTCTTCTAACTGATCATGTATTAACTTTTCCATATTAGCCGCAGACATTTCTGCAGGACTAATTTGTGGTTCATTAGCACCATCAGTAGCGGGTCCTTTTGTAAATTCAGCAGTTTCATATTCTTCTTTTAAACCGCCTAATACTTCATTGATAACTTTACCAGGATCTAGATCATTACCATCACCCGGAAAACCATAAGGACTTGAGCCTTGATTATTATCCTGTTTGTGTTTTGAGACATGTGCATATTCTGAAATACCTTCAGGAACAGATGTCGGTTGTACTCCTATCGGAAACTTTCCGCTAGAAAATAATACTTCAATTAATTGACCATAAGCAGCTAAGACTTTTGTTTTTGTTATCTTAACAAATACTTTTGACTTTTCACTTTCTGTGAATGCCATTTCGTTACCATAGATTCCTCTATAGTTACGATAAGATCTTAACCATCTCTGCTCATCAAATTGACGAGCATTCTCTGAATCAATAAATTTACTTCTGATATAACCTGCTAAATTAGATACATCAAAAGATTCTTTTGGATCTAGAGAATCTTCATCATCTAAAGATAGTATGTCTGCAGGTTTTAGTATTGCCATCTATTCGTTAAATGAGCCTTGTGTATATTTTTTAGATGCAAAACCCTCTAAGCCTTCTTTACCAGCTTTAGCTTCTGCAGCTCCTGATAGTTCACCATGTGCGTATTTCTTTAATAGTTGTGCACTTGGCTTTTCTTTTTTAGGTGCAGCGTCTGCTACGTTAGAGACTTCGCCATGTGTATATTTTTTTAAAATATCCATATTACCTCCTAGTAATCTTTTTCATCAGCCATTGTAAAGAATGACTCTTGAACTTGTTTTTCTTGTTTGCTTGGGAAATCTTCTGTAGAAACATTTGGATCTGCTTCTGCATCTAAGTCGATAGTTTTCATTCTATCTACTTTCTTTGCGTAATCTTGTGGAAGATCTCCTTGTTTGTATTTTGTTAGTACTGGTTGTGGCATTTACCCCTCCTGTATTTTATCTTTTAAATAATCTAATAGTTTTGGATTATCAACAAAGATAGTTGTTAAACCATTTGATAATGTAGTTGCAATCGTTTCTTCTACTTTATCATCTAGTTCTATATTCCACTGATAAACAATTGCGTGTATCAGTTCGTGTAAAAGAGTGTTAACATGTGCTACACCTTTTTCGTATTTGGCATAACCGATAACACCTTCTTTAGAAAAGAATTGACCTGATGCTTCGTTAGCACTAGCAACAGTTTGTTTCCATTCTTCTAAACTGTAATTTCTATATCCTACTTTTATACTCTTCATACATTCATTTCAAATATTGAATCTAAATATTCATTCCACTCTTTTGAACTCCAACAAGATACAATATAATTTCTTACATTATTCTTTTGATTAAACTGTTGTGTTATACTATTTCCAAGTTCAACACTTTTTGAAGTTATAAAAGTTTCACAAGTTTCTTTATCTTGAAACTTTATAAACCTATAATTGTAAAACTGTAAATCAGGTTTATCAAATAAAGATAGTGCTAGTATTACTATGTATTCCATTAGTATCCAAACACTCGGTCTGCAGGTTTAAAATTTTTATCCTCTTTATAAAATCTATTTGCTTCATAACTATTAGGATGAAGTGATCGACTCATGACTCCGTATCTTAATGCATCGTATGCGTGATCTTCTGCATGAGTATCTACGTCTTCAGGATTGTTTCTATCGACAGGCAACATAGGTAATGTTCTAATTAAATTAATACAATTAGAAAATACTTTTAAGCTAGGCTGACCTGTGGAAGGATCTACAGATAATCTTTTGTGTAGTTCTAACTTTCCTGCCACTCTACTTTTAGGAGATCTATCTGAGGGTCTCCATTTACATCCTTCTCTAATCATAGTCTCTGCAATACTAGGACCGACATCTCCTCTCTTTGACCAAGTCGAAGAGTCTAATATTCCGTATTTAATATATTCTCCTTGTTCTGTTTCTAATACTTTTCTAGCAAATACATCTGCTGTAATCTTCTTTGTATACAATTCTCTGTATACCCAAAAGTTATTGTCAAAGTCTACAGCTATCCACAGACAACAAGCAGGACTAGAGTATCCCCAGTCACATGCCCTAAACCTTAACCAATTGTTTGGTATATCAAAAGGTTGAACAACATGAGTAGATATATTAAACTCAGGGAAAGAAGAGTTTTCAAATGCACTCCAATCTCCTTCTAAAAACTGTTTCTTCTGAACCTCAGGTAAAGATGATAACATAATTAGATAATCATCTGTTTGCATTAGATAAGGATTATCTTGTAGCTTTGCAGGTATGAATCTTCTTGTGATAGTCTTTCTACCTGCTATCGTGTCGATGTTTACATCAAATGCACTATTAGGTTCTGCAGGATCAACAAACATTTCTTTTACCCATTGTGATCCTACGTTTCCTGGATTGCCTGTTGCTCTCATGTAGACAGGTATCTCAGGATCAACACTTCTCAAAGATGATCTTAAGAAGTTGTATATCTCTGGTGTCGGATACTGAGGAAGTTCATCTATTCCAATCCAAGTATATGATTGACCTTGGTAACGAAGTACATCAGTTAAGTTCTCTGCGTATCCGAACTCGATTCTAGCACCTGAAGGAAATCTCCATTCTTTTTCTTGTTCTCTCCATCGAGCACCGGGGTATGCCTTTGAGTATAGTCTTTGAGAATGATTAATCATATCTCTCAACTCAGGCATTGATCTTCTTAGTAGAAGTGCTCTATGTGCTTCTTTATGACAATAGCGTAGAGGATCAATAAGCATGGCATATGATTTACCACCACCTCTTGCACCACCATAAAATACTTCTCGCTCTGGAGCTGCTAGAAACTGTGTTTGAGGCCCTTCGTTGGGTCTAAATATAACATTATCTTCAACAAAATCTTTAACTGTAGGAGGTAAAGATTTAACTTCATCTTCAACCATAAGACTTGAAGACGAGCCTTGTAAAGCTTCATTCGCTTTAACAATTTTTTGTTTTCTTTTTTTTGCATTCTGTATAGTATCGTGGGCTTTTCTAATTTTAAGATCTTGTGCCTTTAACGACCTTTTAGCTGCTTGTTTAGCTTTTACTTCTCTACTGAAGTATTTCTTTTCTTGTACTACTCCCTTTTTTCGTCCAAGGTTGGATTTGGGTTTTGGGGGTTCAATGTCTGACATCTTTTATTTAGTATCTTTCTTAGCCCTGTGTGCGATATACTTCTCCCTGTTTTGCGTTCTAACCACCTTGCAACTTCTCTGTAAGAACAATTATTAAGATACTCTTTTGCTTCATCAAGGGCATTCAACTCTTCAGCTACAGGTTCAATATAATCTGTGTTCTCCGATAGCCTGTATCCGTATGGAATTGTTCTAGCTTTACGTTTTATTAAAGTCATCTTTTGGTGGTAATATAAATATACCATGAGCAACTTGAGCATTGATATCTATCTTATCTTTTTTGACGAGACCAATACGATCTAGTATTTGTTTAGCTGCCTCCATTCTAATATTAACTCCTGGAGTTTTACCATCTTCATCCAAAGCATCAACCATACCTTGTACAGCTTTAGCTGAATGAAGTGCTAAAGAATACTCTGCTCTATTTAGTATTTCTTCTTTTAAAGATTTTACAACTTGTAAATGATGATTAGGAGAATACCCAACTATCTCTCCTGCTTTCTTGGGATCTCCTTTTGCTTTTGTAAACAATACATCTAAGAACTCCTGCTGTTTATCAGTCAGTTTTCTTGGTTCTTTTTTTACTAGTTCCATATCTCTTTTTAAATTCTTTCTTGACTGCTGTATACTTTGCATCAGCTTCTAGCACTGCTCTTTCTTTTTTAGCATCTTGTGCTTTTGTATACATGTCTTCTCTTAATTTATCTTCCTTGCCTTTACTATCTGATATTTTTAATACCTTAGGTGCAGCAACTTTTAATCTTATGTAAGGTGCTCTGCAAGGCTCAAACCGTCTGGCGATAGGTAAGATCTTCTCAAACTCTTCGCCAGTTTTTCTATTTTCATAAACGTAGAGAGGCATTATCTACAGATGCACTCTCCATTACAATAATCACACATAATATTTTCTCCTTAACACTTCCATCTTTTTCTTGCTTGACGTAATCTTGAATTGGGGTCCTTTGCAGCTTTAGGAAACTTTTTCATTTGCCCTGCTGATCGTGCACAAAAAGATTTACGTCTCTTTGCAGCTTTACTTCCAGGTTTTACTTTACCTGTAACTGCAGTTTTTAACTTAGACCCAGGGTTGTCACGCCTGTAGCGTTCTACCCCCGCTTTCGTCATTCCTGCCCCGGAACTAGTTTTTCTAAAATACTTTCTAGTTTTAGGGGGTTGTTTATCTCTTTTTCTTTCCGCCACTCTTAGCTTTTTTCTTACCCATCTTCATCATCATTGGGTTCTTTTTGCCGTTAACTTTTTTAGCTGTCTTTTTCATGCCTCTCATGATAGTATACTCCTTATTAAATTTTTTCTTGTTTGTACTGTAT